CTGTCTTGCTACCGTCAGATTTTTGTACAATAAATTTCTATTTTTTGACCAAAACACCAAGGAATTTTTTGATTTATATAATGTTAAGAGGATTTATAGAGGTTTGAAATAATGGCAAAGATGGACTATCGTAATATTAACATGTCAACGCTGGTAGAAATATTTGATTATTCTAGAAAGCAGATGGACGTTTGGGCGAAAGAAAAAGGTTTGCCTTCTCTTGATGATAAAGCACGTAAAAAGCGCTATGATTCTAGAGCTGTTCACGATTGGTTTGTCAAAAGAGAGATAGATAAGATCACTAAGGACTTTGATGAAGACGAAGCTAATTTCACAGGTGATGGATCTCCTAACCTGGAGAAGTATCGCTATTACATGGGCGAAACTAAGAAGTTTGATTTAAGAGTCAAGAAGGGTGAATACATCGAGCGCGAGAAAGTCATTCTAGATTTAAGGCTTTTAGTAGAACACGCAATGAAGAGCCTGCAAATGCTTGGAAAAGAGATGGCCTTCAAGCTTTCTACAGAGACAGATTTAAAAGTAATACAAGAAATGATAGATTCGAGAGTGATAGAAATACTAGAAGGTATTTCGCTTTCGAGGATTCCAGATAGTGAAGAAGCGGAGGAAGAATAATGCTAGGCGCAATATGTAATTTAATATTTGGTAGCAAGAAGCCTAAAGCAATGACTATCTATGAGCGATCCGCACAAGATAGATGTGATGATATTGTTAGAAGCCTAGAACTAAACCCTTACGAGTGGACAACTAACCATAGTTGGAGTGCTATACACTATGAGAACAAATGGGATCTATACGCCTCTAACGATATTTGGATTGAAGTCACCTTAAATGACGCTGATGTATTTACAAAAAAACAACAAAGAAAAATATATCTTGCTGTAAAAGATATGCAAAGTTATCAAGCATTATATGGAAAGTTTAACCCAGCTAAGGAGGAAGATTAATGCAAGAACTAGAAACACTAGCTAGAGCCTTATTTCTTATAGTCGTTTGCTGGGGCTGTATTATGTATGGCCAAATGATCGGTTATAGAAAAGGAAGAGCTAAGAAGTGAATAAGTATTTAGATTTATTTCCAAACCAAATAGGCACACCAATTAAAAGAAAGGTAGACAGTATGTATATTGAACTATGGGACGGAATGATTATTAGAAAACATGTGGTAGAGTCGATTGATTACGAGAGTGGCGGAAATACTCTTATTGTCAAACAACGCTATAGCAACGATTTAGTTAAATGCTTTGAGACATACGTAGAAGCACAAAAGCAATATAACAAAATAAAGGCACAGCTTATTGAGGTAGATCAATGAAAAGCTATTATGAAATAATTGGTGTTGATGGGGAATCAGAATTGATTCCGTTTAAACATGTTTGGTCTCTAACAATATATAAAAATATAAAACATCCCACTACAGGTTCACAATGGGATCTCAATCCTGATAATCATATAGTTGAAACAAGTTATGTTATAGAAACGCCTGGAAAACATTGGTCTTTTCCTGAATGTGAAAAGAGAAAATGGCTAGACTTTAAAGAGAAATACAGAGAGTGGCTAGATATAAAAGATCATAAGTTTATGGGAGGTCATTAATGAAAATCAAGATAACTAAACGATATTCAGTAGAAGGTCGAGAAGTTCAATTTGAGCAAGAGGTCGAGCATAATGTAAATCATCGGGAGGAGTTGTTCGAGTTGGTCAAAGACCTTTCTGCTAACTTCAAGAGCCTTGTTGATAGTAGCATTGCGGTTGCTAATCCTGAGCCTATCGACAAAGACTTAGAGGCAAAGGTGGATAGAATATATGATGACATGGGCGGCATATCAAGGCCAGAGATTAAATGACCTTACTGCAAAAATTAATAGATATGTGCAAGTGTTCGGTGTCTGTTGAGATTAACCAACACCTAAGCTTCTACAGAACAATCGAAGAGGAGCTTGATGTTAGAAAACTTAGTGGCTGTCTTGAAATAAATAAAGAGGTCGAGAGTATTATTATAAAAACCGGTGTGATGATAGATGTTCAAGCTTATCCAGATACACCAGTAGGGTTTTATAGTGTAACGCATTATAACCTGGATGAGGCTTTGAGTATTATGATAGACTTGATTGAGAAGGAAAGAAAGGTTAAATGACCTTACTAGCACAAACACTCCTACAATACTTTGCGCCTAAGAAGATCAGAACATTCCTAGAGTTCGCAGAGCAAGAAATTGTAATGCCTGATGGCGTTAGGAGAGGCTTAAAGTATAGTGCAGACTTTATGCCTTGGGACAGAGAGCTGTTTAAGATGTTTGATAGCTCAGAGTTTAATAGATTTTGGCTAACTGGCTCGGTTCAATCGGGTAAGTCTTTTAGGTGTCTGGTTATTCCGGTGCTCTATCATATCTTTGAGGTAGAGGAAGACTTTATCTTGTGTGCTCCCGATGCTGTTATGGCAAGTGAGTTTTATAATTCAAAGATCAAGCCGATTATAGCACTAAGTAAATACAAGAAATATCTACCCAAAGAAGGTAAGGGTTCAAAGGGTGGCGCTGTTCCATCGTTGCTATTTCGTAATGGTGCAAGGCTTAGATTCATGGGTGCTGGTGGCGGTGATACTCAAAGGAGTTCATATACTTCAAGAGCTGTAGGGGTAACAGAGGCAAACAAAGTAGATAAGTCCGGCAAAGCTTCAAAAGAAACAGATCCACTAGGTCAATTTGAATCTAGGTCTGATTCTTACGGAGACAATGCCAGGTTTTATGGCGAATGTACGACAGATAATAGCTATGGTCGAGTTCATCAAGAGGTAGTTGAGTGGGGATCAAATAGCAAGTGTTATTTTAAGTGTCCGCATTGCGAAGAATACATCCCTTTCGAGAGAGAGTTTTTTACTGGTTGGGATGATAAAGATAACGAGATTGATGCTAGAGACTCTGCTGGGTATATCTGTCCTAACTGCGCTGTAATTTGGAGCGAGAGTGATAGACAAATAGCATTGAAGTCGCCTAAGATGGTTCATGAAGAAGGCAAGAAAACCATGACCTTTGGCTTTAGTTCTAATGCTATGAGTTCCGGCTTGCTGACAATGGCGAACATTGCTCAAAGTGAGTTTAAGGCAAAGCGGGCAGATACGAATGACGCTAAGAAAAAGCTTTATCAGTTTACCTGGGCGATTCCGTTTGATGAAGATACCACTGAGATGAGCAATATTAGTCGAGAGGCTATACTGCGAAAAATCAATAAATGGATGCGTGGCTCATGTCCTGATGATACTGAGAAAGTCACAGTAGGAATAGACATCGGGCAATATCAATGCTGGTATTCTGTCTGGGCATGGCAGGGATTAGCAGAGGGCTATTGTGTTGACTATGGCTGTATCAATGTTCCTCACGATCGAGGGTATCGGGTAGAGCTTGCGGTATTATCTGCTTTGAATTCATTCAAGAAAGATTATCTGGATCATGGTTGGAAGTGTGGCGATGATATCAAGACTTTAGATTTATGCTTAGTTGATAGTGGTTGGAAGCCTGATATTGCTTACGAGTTCACTAAAGCGGCTGGGTCTAAATATCTTCCAGTTAAAGGATTTGGTACGAGTAAACATCAAATGACATGGAGAGCACCGAAAGAAACAAAGACTAGAACAGTAGGCCATGAATGGGCTATAAGTAAGCTAGAGAATGGAATTGCCTTAGTAGAGCTAAACTCTGACCATTGGAAAACAGAGGTGCATAATGGCTTTATGGCTGATATGGGTCACGCTGGCAATCTATCGCTATTCAATGCAAAGGAAAGAGATCACTTTGAGATTGTTAGGCATATCTTGGCTGAGATTATGAAGAGTGAGTTTATACCAGGCAAGGGGATTAGGAATTTCTTAGATTGTTTAAGCAGGATTAATCACCACTTAGATGATTGTGCCTATGCAAGAGCTGGTGCTGATATGCTCGGGATGGTTCTTGTTGCTAAAGAGGTTGTAGCACAAGCAGTACAGCAAAGAAGAGAATCAGTAAAACCAAATAGGCCGATAAGGAGTAAATATTAATGGGAATTCAATATCAAATAAGTTGTAAAGATTGCAAGATAACTAGGGATTTAGATAAGTTGAGAATAGCTCCACCATTAGACAACAGAGCAGATATGCTTTTTTATTCTGAAGAGCTGAAGTCAAAAGAGATTTTATTTAGAGAGGCCTTAGTGTTAGAATTTATTTCTAAGCATATTAGCCATAATGTTATTATGTTTGATGACTGCGGGTACAAGGATTGCGAGCTATATGACCCTGATTATGATAATGAGTATGTTAAAGATGTAGATTTTTTTAAATAAAGAGATGGCTCACCACAGAGAATGGTGAGCCGAGAATGAAACAACTGTGAAGATTGCTTTAAGTGGAATTATAACTTAATTAATTTATTTTGAAAGTAGAGGCATGGCAAAATCAAAAACCAAAAAGAAAGCAGTAAAAAAGACAGTTGAAAAGAAAGAAGTTCTAGAAGAGTTTGATCACAAAGTACTCGAAGGAAGAAAAACAAAGCTTGATGAGATTTACAAAGAGCCAGAAAAGGTCGAGATAGAGCCTGAGAAGGAAGAAGAAGTATATGCGTTTCCTACTAAGAGCCGTTGTACAAGGTGTGGAGGGACCAAAACAATAAGAAGATTTAGCGAAAAAAACAAGCAGTATAGAAGGTGTAGGCGTATCGGTTGCGGTACTGATTACTGCGTAAAAGGCACTCTAATATAAAATACCCCCGTTAAAGGGGGAGGCTAACCCCCGTATAAGGTGGTATGTAGGTAGGTAGCCTTATTACCTACTTAAATAGAACCACATAGAGCCGTAGAATATCTAAAACATTTCTTTTTTAGGTATTTATTATGGCTTCAGTGTGGACATATTCCGACTGGATTACTTACGACGAAGACAGCTCTACCAGATTAACTCGTCTAAGGCTCCACATCCAAGAGGTCAGCGATTTCCTTTCTACAGGTGATTACAATATCAATGGTCGCTCAGTTGACAAATCAGCTCTACAAGGTCAGCTAAAAATACTCTACGAAAAAGAAGAAGAAGAATCAAAGAAAGCCGGCTCAACTAACGGCAAGCGTCATGCCTTCACTCGTGGGAGGGCAACCTTTTGATTGGTGATAAGCCTATTAAATCGGGGTCATATAGCCAATTAGGCTACAGATCAGCAAGAAAAGCAAGCAGTGAAGGCCGATCTCCCACAAGTTCTTCAGGTTCAGCACATCAAGCAAACGACAAAGAGCGTTTAGTATCTCAGTCTCGCGAATTCATGCGAGATAACTCTATTTATAACGGCATGATTGATAAGGCCGTATCTTATATTATCGGAAACGGATACACACTACAAGCTCAAACACGCTCAAAATCATGGAATAGGCGCATTGAGGCACAATTTAAACGATTCTGGGCTAATCCAGAAGTTAAGGAAATCTTATCCGGCTTTGAATGTGAAGCCATGATTTGCCGTGAGTTATTGGTTGCCGGTGACGTTGGAGCAATCAAAACGAATAAAGGCAAGTTTCAGATTATTGAATCTGAGCAATTAACGTCTTCAGAATATAAAGATGGTATACAAAAAGACTCATACGGGAAACCATTAAGCTTTTATGTATCGCCATGGGCTAAAGGTCGGGTAGATAAAACTCAAGCATCACCATATCCTGAAAAAGACTTTATCTTTGTCTCAGATCCAGACAGGCCATCAAGTATTAGAAGCGTACCACCATGTCAATCAGCATTTCCAAATATTCATCGAATAAATGATATCTGTGACAGTGAAGCGCTCGCCTGGCAGATGCTTTCAAGAATGGCTTTACAAGTCAATCGAGAAGATGCATCTAAAAAAGCTTATGACATTAGCGGAGATGACACAAGCTCAAACTCAACCGGAAATAATGCAGATATCAGTTCTCGAATTACAGAATTAGATTATGCACTAATTTTCCATGGTGAAGTCGGTGAGGAAATCAAGTCAATAGATCGTAATTTACCAGGGAAAGATTTTCCTCAATCTATCAAGATGTTCTTACGACTACTTGGTTTACCTCTCGGCTTACCCTTAGAAATAACCTTACTAGACTGGAACGAGACCTCTTTCAGCGGCTCTAGGGCAGTACTTGAGCAGGCATTTACTATGTTTAGACGTAGACAAATGTTGATCGAAAAGAAGTTTCATAGAAATATATTTCAATGGTTTGTACAGAATCAAGTTGATAACGGCTTAATTGCTGATCGCTCAGATAAATTCCTACACACTTGGATACATCCAACATTTCCATGGATAGACCAGCTCAAAGACTCTCAAGCATGGGCTACAAAATTAGATAGATCATTCACTACTCAAAACAAAGCAATCAAATCTCTTGGTGATGATCCTGATGACGTTCTCGAAGGCCGAGCCACTGAGATAGTCAACGCCATTGATCGAGCAAACGCAATAAACGAAAAATACAAACTTATTGAAGGTTTTATACCTGTTGACTGGCGCACATTCGCAGGGCTTAAAGTCGAGGGAAATTCAAACGCAGGCAAGCCTTTGGGAGCTATGGCCGAACCTAAGAAACCAGAAGAGGCGAACACATGAACCACAAATCAATAGTTGCAGAACTACAAACTAAATACTGGGCAATGGATGAGCATTACCTGAATGCGTTTGTTGCTAAGTTTGAGAATGTCGATTTCGCTAAACTTAAAAAAGAGCAAGCTGCACATGATGACATGGGCGGAACACCTCCAATATCTTTTATTGATGGTGATAGAGCTGTCATACAAGTAACAGGAATGTTAGTCAAAGAAAAGCCTTGGTATTTCGACGCAATGGATATCCAAGCTACCGAGTTTAGTCAGATTAGAAAAGCACTAGATAGAGCATTAGCAAATGAAACTATTTCTGAAATTATTTTATACATTGATTCGGGTGGTGGAGAGGTCGGAGGCACTAAAGAGCTTTCTGATTATCTCTATCGAAGCGATATGTCTAAGCCTATTGATGCATTTATTAATGATATGGGTGCGAGCGGTGCATACTGGTTAGCCTCTTCATGTAGATCGATCACTATAAACGATAACGGGCAAGCTGGTTCAATTGGTGTCTACACAGTCAGAGAAGACTCATCTAAAGCATATGAAGACGCAGGTATCAAGGTTCATGTAATCAAGAATGGAGACTTCAAAGGCTCATTCACAGACGGCACTGAGATCACAGAACAACAAATCAAAAACACACAAGAAATCATAGACGGTTTAGCACTTAGCTTCCATGAGTCAGTGCAAAGGGGTAGACCTCTATCTCTAGAACAAGTTCAAGAATTAGGAACAGGACAGGTCTGGCTAGCATCCCAAGCCTTGTCATTAGGTTTGGTTGATGCTGTCAATAGTTGGGAAAACTATTTAAACGGGGTCGCTCAAGATCCCATTAATTCAAGTCATTATAGGAGCAAACAAATGGCAGAAGAGACAAAAGCCGAAGTGGTCGAGATAGACCAAGAGGCAATCAAGGCAGAAGGTCATGAGGCTGGTAAATCCGCAGAGCTTAATCGCTTCAAAGATTTAAAAGCAGCATTTCCAGAAAACGAAGCATTTGCAACAGCTCAATTTGAGGTAGGTGCAGACGTACAAACGGCGAAACTCGCTTACTTAGATGTTCTAAAAGCAGAGTTAGACGAAACAAAAACAGAGTTGGCAGAAGCTAAAGCAATTTCTAGCAACGCTACAGAAACAACAGGCGCAGAGCCTATAGCTCACGGTGAGCCAGCAACAGGTACTAAATCAGATTACGAACAAGCTAAAGACTATGCAGCAGAGAACAACTGCTCATTCAGAAAAGCTATGAGCGCAATCTCAGCAGGAAAGAGGGGTAAATAATTATGGCAACAACTAGCAACGGAACAAGAACTTTTACAGCAGGCGGAACTATTCCAGCTAATGCAAGAGTAAAGCTTGATGGAACAACTGCTGACTCAGTAGTTGTGTCAGTAGCAACAGACAAAGCAGCCTATTTAGGCGTTAGCCTTTCAGGTGATGCAGTATCTGGCGACACAATAACAGTAGCCATTAAAGGGCTATACAACGGAACTGTTAAGTGTATCGCGGCCGAAGCAATTGCAGCTAATACAGTTATTTACGGCGCGGACGATGGTGAAGTAAAAGACACCTCAAACGGTAATCCTATAGGTCATACACTAGAAGCAGCTTCAGCGGATCAGTCAATAGTTGAATGTATCTTGCTTGATCAGGTCGCAGTAGTCTAAAAACAATTTAATAGAAAGGTCATACAATGACAAATTACAATGGAAGTAGAGCTGATGCAAGATTAGATCTTAGTGAGGCTTTCTGGGAATACGATCAAGAGAACGCAGGTTCTACTAATATCGCTACAAAAGTACTAGGTACTTTTAATTCACCAGTAGACGCAGGCGCATTTTCAGTAATGCGAAGAGAAGGTATCTTAACAGATGACGCTTCTTTAAGAGCAGCTAAAAGTACATACGCTAGAGGCTCACACGATGCAGAAGATAAAACTTTTGCTTGTTTAGAGTATGGGTATGAAGAAATCGTAGACGACAAACAACGAGCCTTATATGCATCTGACTTTGATGCTGAAATGGCAGCTTTGATAATCGCAGCTGGTAAAGTAGAAAGAGCACAAGAGATTAGAACAGCTTCAACTGTTTTTAATACATCTACTTGGACAGGTGCGAGCTTATACACAGATGCTGGTAACAGTGCAGCATGGTCAACAGCAAGTACAGATATTATAACTGATATCTTAAACGCTAAAGAAAAGGTAAGAAGTGGGTCAGGCTCAACAGCTGATACTCTAGTTGTAGGTGCCGGAACATTCTCAAATATGCTTAAAAATACAGGCATTAGAAATCAATTTCCAGGCGCTTCATTAATCACATTAGCAATGATTGAGCAAGCATTAAGCTCAATCTTTGGCTTAACTAAATTAATGGTAGGTGGCAACGTAAAGAATACGGCTGATGAAAATCTTACAGCTTCAATCTCTGACGTTTGGTCAACTCAATACGCTATGGTTTGTAAAACTGCAAACGCAGGCGATCCAGTGAATACGCCTTGTATTGGTCGTTCAATTCTTTGGACTGGTGATTCTCCATCAAACTTGATCGTTGAATCTTACAGAGAAGAGCAATCAAGAGGTGATGTAATTAGAGCGCGTCAAAACGTAGACGAATTAATCATCGACCCTACTTTTGGTCATTTGATCGAAGTAGAAGCGTAAAAAATCGGTAGTGGTTCCCCAAGGGTTTCGGCTCTTGGGGTTTTCTTTTATTTTCCAGGGGTTTGATAAGTGACATACCAAGACGTACTCAACAGCGATAGAGCGAAATTCTTAAATACAGACGAGTTCGCGGTTACTGTCACTTATCAAAAGCCTGGGAATGCAGCACAAACAGGGGTAGTAATGGTACTAGGCCAAACGGCCACAGTTCCATTTGTAGAAGAATTAAACGAAGGCAGAAGCGAAACGGTTACTTTTACTTTTAGCCTAGCAGATATCACAAACGCGGCTACAGGGGATTTAATCACCTATAACTCGGTTGTTTATAAGCTAGCTAGAGCACTTGAGGAAGATCCTTACATGGAGACATGGGAAGCAACATACAAACCAGTAGAGAAGAGACATGGTAGATTCTAGGGTACTGACAACTAATAAGGCTAACGGCTCTTATGTAACTGATCGAGCGTATTCATCAGTAAATAAAGAGGGCGATACCTTCTGTTTTACGGCTTACATAGAAGACGACTACGATCTTAAAGTAGGTGATGGGGTTTTATTTGCAGAGTACAGCTATGAGGTTGTAGAGATATCCAAGACAAAGAAAAAGCAATTAACGACATTTTACGCGAAGATTACTTAAATGGCAAATTTTTATTATGTTAAATCTGGCGGTACAGCCACTGGTGACGCTGGGCGAGTTGCTACAACTAAAAGTACAGGGTCTTTTGCAACTAAAGGCGTTGGAGCTTTTTATCCGAGTGTCTATGCTGCTAACAATGCGACTACTCCGCCTGTTGCTGGTGATTATGTTTTATGTTCAGATATTCATAATAATGTTTACGGCTCAAATACTATTATAGGCTTGATTGACGGTGTTATTTATTTAAGCGTATCAGACACAGCTTGTGAGACTTATAGCCAAGGAGCAATTGAAAACACGTCCGTTTACTATGAAATAAGATTAACCTCATCAACTGCGGACGGTATATTTTCATCTAGAGGAATACACTGGAAATGTGCAGGTCACTTTTATCTCTGTACAGCTAGAGGGCAATATCTTCATATTGATGATGGTGGGATATATGATACAGCAGGAATTAGCGGTTACAGAATGTATGCTAACTATACTCAATATGGCTCATACGTTAAGATTTCTAATTCTGTAATAAGCTTTTCCTCTTCTGGCCAATATTTTAGAGGTATTAATAACCCTAGAGTCGAGTTAGATAATTGCACTATCGCAGGGGCTCCAACATCTCCATTTTTTACAGATGGTAATGGTGGTATGACTTTAGATATTAAGAATTCAGACTTGACGGGAATGGCATCCTCTGGAACTATCTTCACGGGTGGCACATCTAATAACGCGGATACTGTTAATTTAAATGTTTCTCGCTCGGTTGTTTCCGTTGGTACTTCTTTTGTATCTAGCTCTCCGCTTGTTAAATCGTCTATTGTGAATGTCGAGTCGGTTGGTATTGGTGCAGGAACAGATAATTTCCATTATTATTATAAAGGTGCTCCATATTTTGGAACACAACAAGAAGAACTTGGAATCTATAGAACAGCAGGCGCAAACTACAATAAGACAGGTGATAGCTTTTCAACAAAAATAGAAACAACAGCCAAGACAAGTGAGACAATACCATTAAAAATCGAATTAGTAAACATGGTTATAGATACCGATGATTACACAAGCACGATTACTTTCAAGGTTAATTTAGCACGTGACGGATCAGCTACACCATTTACAAACTCAGAAGTATGGTTTGAGGTTGTTCATCAGGACGGAGATAAAAGAGCATTAGGTGCTAAGGTATCCTCTGGAATAGATCCATTCGTTACAAGCACAAATCTAACAGCTGAATCTGGTCTTTGGACAGGTTTAGGCGGTACAAATAACGAAATGAGCATTACTTTGCCAGCTATTACGATTGGTAATAGTGCAACGAACATATCCACAGGTGCAATAGTTGCAAACATGTATGTGGCTGTGCCTAGTGAAACTGTTTATGCATGTCCCCAGGTAGAGGTTAGCTAATGTCATTAATTGATATTATACCAGATGGCGGGCTAGTCATCAATGCTTCAGACCTTGTCGAGTATGTAATCCCAGATACAGGTATGTTTACGGCAACACCTTTGCCAGTTCCTTTTTTAACAACAGATACGACCTCTGATATTGGAACAACTACAGCCATAATTGGATGTACTACCGATTTAAAGGTAGATACAAGCGATATCTTATACTTTTACACATCAACAAGCGCAACACCCCCAAGCACGACAGACTTAATCGCTGGAACTAGCTCAGCGGCCTATGGCAATGATGTTACCGTAACTCAAGGGGTGAATACATTCCCTGTAATTGGGCTTGTGACAAATACCACATATTATAATCATTTCTATCAAACGACATCAAACGGCAATAGCTTAATATTCACTTCAAGTAGTTTTACAACAGATGATATTGCAGTAGTTGAGACTCAAGCGCCTATTTTAAATAGTGTGTCTTCTCCAGAGTCTACAATTATTAGAGCAAACGTAACGACGCCAGACGATAACGACCATCAGACCTGCTTATTTTATTATAAGCTTGCCGGCTCTGTTACTTGGATTGCTGGTGGTCAAGGACTTACTGTTCAAGATACAACAGACACTTATGACATTATCTCTTTAGAAGAAGGTAAGTCATATGAGGTGATGGTTATTGCCAGAGATACCTCTTATAAGCAGTCTCTACCAAGTCAAGTATTTACAGCAACTACAGGCGGTTCAGTAGACGAGCTTGAGCTACTAATGAGCAATCTAAAAACATTAGTCTCTAAGTCTGCAACATTTCAGACTATAACGGGTGCAGCAAATGAGTCAGCAGCCGAAGCATTCATATTTAAAGAATGGCTTGATAGTGCAGATATCACATATCCGCACGCCATAATATCAGAAGAGAATGTTGACATGGAAATGATCGACACAGAGAACTTTCTTACTGGATCAACAATGTCGGTAATCATAACAGATGAAGCCTCAGCAAGCTATGAGACGCGAGATAGTGACGCGGTATTAAGCACATTTAGAACAAACATGGGAAAGATTGCAAGAGAACTAAGCCAACTTCAAGGCGTAGGCGGAAATCTAAGAATCGAAAAAATAGGATACGCACAGAAGCCTGCTTTCGGAATGAGAGACGATTCTGTTGAACTAGTGCAGGTTGAATTTTACATAGAAACAGGATTTTAATTTAATAAGGAAAATGAACGATGACTTTAAAATCATATAAACCAACAGTAGCCAAATATAATGCTACGATCTTAAAAGGAATTAGTGGGGCGACCATCAATGGTGGTACTCAGCTTCACGAGTTCTTTGGAGATTTAGACCGGCATCATGTAGCGGCTTTACAGTCTGTTATGACGGCAAGCTTATCTACTACAGATTTAAAAGGTATCTTAGACATTACAGGCTTCGATACCTCTTTACTGACCGGAACTAATAAGCTGACTC